AATGAAGCTGCCGATGAAGCAAGCGTTGACAGCCTTCGGGATGCCCTGATGGCAGAAGCCAAGGCTCTCGGGCTGAATCCGCACCACAAAACCGGTATCGAAAAGCTGAAGCAAATCATCCAGGAGCATCAATCGTGAAAAAGATTCTCATCGCCGCTGCTGCGGTAGCTGGTGCAAGTTTCGCCATGTCGGCCCATGCTCAGTTCAACCCGAGCAATGGCTTTCAGACGATTACCAACCAGTGCGGCACGTTTTTCCTGCAAGGCAGTACGTATTACAACGGTCAGGGCGTCTCGGTCGGCGCGTCGCTGCCGTTCTGCGCTGGCTCGATGTCCAGCCAGAATGCTGCGAGTGTGCTGATGCAGCCGGCCAAGTTCACGAATGCAACGCTTCCGACCTGCAACTCGTCGAGCAATGGCCTGATCGCGATTGAGACGGATGGCGCGGCGTCGCCGGTCTACAACGCGACAGCAACTGGTGGTGGCTCGGTAGTGGTAGAAGTCATGTGCAACGGTACTAACTGGACCAATCATTAATCATGGCAACGTTCGACCCGAGTTCAGCGTATAGCATTGTCTACGCCCAGAATGGCGTCTTCTATAAGCAGAACGTCAACTATTTCACGACGACGTTTGTTGATCTTGGGACGACGTTGCCGCCCAGCTATCAGTCGCTCAGTTCTGAGCGATCGGATGGAGTAAATATTCTCGGTGGCACGATCGATGGTGTGACACTTGGTCCGGGCGTAAATATTTCGGGTAGCGCGACTCCATCTGGCACGGCAGGCGGTGATTTGGGGGGCACGTATCCTAATCCGACAGTCTCCAAAGTAGCAGGGTCTCTTACCTCATACAACGGAGATACCTTGGTCGGTAATGGTCTCGCAGCCATCATCGCCAAGATCGATCTTGTCAATCAGTCTGCAAACGTCTCGTCTGCCACGCTTTATGCAGTTCCGTCAGCAGAAGGCGGTCTTTATCGGGCATCGTGCTATGCGGTAGAAACAACTGCTGACGGAGCATCCTCGACTCTTCCTAGTATCGGCATCGGCTGGACAGACTTGGACTCCAGTACGCCCCTTTTGGCGAGCTCAGTTTCGTCGACCAATACCGCAAATGCAATTGGTGCATTCGGCCAAGGTCAGCAAGTGATGTATGCAAAGGGCGGCACGAACATCACTTACCAGACGAGTAGCTATGCTTCTGGCACGGCCGGCGCGATGAAATATGCCATTCATGTCAAGCTCGAACGCCTTGGATAATCCATGACCGTCCCTTCCCCGAAGACGCCTTCCGATATCATCAATCTTTCGCTGAGGACAGCCAATGTCCTTGGCGTGGGGCAGGTTGCGTCTGCGGAGGACATGAACGATGCGTTCAACCTGTTGAACATGATGCTGGCGCAATGGCAGCGCCGGCGTTACATGGTCTACCAGCTCATCACGCTTTCAAAGCAGGCGACTGGTGCAATTTCATACACTGTTGGGGCTGGTGGCGACTTCAACATCGTGCGCCCCGCCAAGCTGGAGTTCGCCTATTTCCGGCAGAATACCAACACGCCGCTTCCCGTCAGCTATCCGCTTGAGATTCTAAAAGCGCGTGAGGACTATGATCGCATCTCGCTGAAGGATCTGAACTCGTTCCCGCGATATGCCTTCTATGATGCGGGCTACCCGCTCGCCAATCTCTTCGTATGGCCGATCCCGAGCAATCAGTACGAGATCGACATCACAGTGATGCAGCAGCTTCAGAATTTCACCACGATCAATGATCAAATCTCGCTGCCGCCCGAATATTCGGCCGCGATGATGTGGAATTTGACGCTTGAGCTCTACCCTTTCTACGGGCTTCCGGTGAACCCGGTTGTCGAGAAGAAGGCCGAAGCTTCCATGCGCATCATCGAGCAGGTAAATTCACAAATTCCCCTGTTGCAGATGCCTGCGGCGCTTCGAGGTCAGCAGACTGGTACTTATAATATCTACGGCGACTTCTATATCGGGAGTTCGCCGTGAAAGTGCCACTCACAACTGGCGCCTACATGGCGAAGAGTCTCGTTGTGGAGGCTCAGCGCTGCATCAATCTCTATGGGGAGAAAAATCCCCAGGATGCATCTTTCCCTTATACCTACTATCTTAGCCCCGGTCTCACCCTGAAGGCCACGGCTACTGACTCAGGTTGGCGCGGCCTTTATTCGGCGTCTAATGGCATCCTTTATGGCGTGTGCGGTTCGTCTGTCTACCGTATCAATTCAGATTTCACGCTGAAATTGCTCGGTTCGATCGGAACGAATTCTGGCCCCGTATCGATGATCGACAATGCAACGTATGTGGTGATGGTCGATGGGACGGCTAACGGATATACGATAAAGCTGAAAGATGATACGTTTTCATCGATCACAGATGCCTCTTTCGCTGGAGGCAATATCGTGCGTTTTGTGGATGGATTTCTGGTTCTGAATGTACCCGGCACGCGCCAATGGTACATTTCACTTAACGATGAAATCGTCTTTGACGCTACAGATTTCGCATCAAAGTCAGCGTTTTCAGACAATCTGATCGGCATCGGCGTTACAAAGAGATATATTTATCTTTTGGGTGAAGTGACGACAGAAGTATGGTTTAACGCAGGGGATACTACGTTCCCGTTCGAGCGTCTGCCGGGCGTCTTCATGCAACATGGTTGCGCAGCAGTCGGCTCTATTGCTCAGATGGATGGCGAGGTATATTGGCTGGCAAAGTCAGAGCAGGGCACATGCTATGTGAACCGCAGCCAGCAATTCAACGCTTCTCAGATTTCGACATTTGCTCTCGATAACGAGATCGCTACTTATTCTCGTGTTGATGATGCGATTGGATTCACATACCAGATAGAAGGTCATTTCTTCTATGTCTTGACCTTTCCGACTGCCAATAAAACGTGGCAGTACGATTTGTCAACTCAGCAGTGGAACGAACTTAATTGGGTTGACCAGAATGGCGGATTGAACCGTCATCGTGCCAACTGCTATGCATCGGCATATGGCATGCCCATCGTTGGCGATTGGGAGAACGGGAATTTGTATCTGTGGGATGTGAATAACTTCACTGACAACGGAAACCCCATTCCTAGGATTCGTTCTTTTGCCCACGGTGTAGATGGGAATTCTAGCCGGATCCACTACCGCGAGTTCATTGCGAACATGGAAGTCGGGAACGGGAATAACTATGGACCTGTTCCTGTCTTCCTTCGTTGGAGCGATACTCGCGGTAAGTCATGGGGAAACGCCATTAGCATCAGTCTTGGCAAGGAAGGGGAATATCTGACGTCGTTGCAGTTCAAGCGGCTCGGGATGGCGCGTGACCGCGTATTCGAGCTTTCATGGTCAGCTCCGGTCGAAACTTCGCTTCTTGGGGCTTGGGTTCAGGCCGAATCGAACAACGAGTGATCATGGCTTCCACTATCCAAACCGATGTCCCGCTCGTCAATGTCCCATTTGTAGATCCGCAGACGGGGAATGTTACGGAAGCGTGGTTTATTTTCCTGATCCAACTTTGGCGTCGGACTGGTGGAGGCGGAGGCGTTCCTCCCGATACGTTGACGATTGCTGATGTATTGGCACTGGAAAAAACCTTTACTTCTTTCTCGCCGATTCTTGGTCCGGATGCATTAGTTGGAGAGACAAGTTTTGGCATGACAGGAACAAAAGATTCTATCCTTGAGATGATCTTTGCTCCGATTGGGGCCGGCACTGCGTCTACTGGTACGATTTCCGATCAGACATTCTCAAGTGGAACAGATTTTACTCCTGGCACTACAACGTCTCTGACGCTAAGTCATTCGTTTTCGAATGGCTCCCAGCTTTGGGTGTACTTCGATGGCATCTTCCAAGGAGATGATCAGTATTCTCTCAGCGGCGTTACGCTGACTTTCACTTCAGCGATCCCGGTTGGTGTTAGTAAGGTTTATGTGAAAGGACTCGGATAATGCAGAGAATTCCGAAAGCGATTGCTGCTGCGCAGTTGACGACTGCTGCCGCTACTTACTATACGGCGCCGACTGGCACAACGTCTACGGTGAATAATCTGTCGCTCACTAATACTTCTGCAAGCCCAGTTACCGTAACTCTCTATAGAGTCCCGTCTGCTGGATCGGCGAGTTCTACGAATACAATTATGTCTGCTTTCTCATTGTCTGCTGGACAGACATATGTGCCGCCTCAGGCAATTGGATTGCAGCTTGAGACGGGGATGACTTTGCAAGCTTTGGCATCCGCCAATACATCGGTCACAATTGCCGGTGGTGTCTACGAAACTAGTGGTTCATAAGTGGAGTTAGGAAATGGCAAACTATCTTGGTGTCGCAACTGATGTGTTGGCTCCTGCATCTATCAAGATGCAATCGACGGGCTCGACGACGATTACTCGCATGTACAATATCAAGCAGACGTTGACCCCGGCCTCGGTTGCGGCGAATACGACTGCTGTTCAGACCTTCACTGTCATTGGCCTTGCGGTAGGTGACAGCATTGACGTGAATAAGCCTTCGCATCAAGCAGGTCTGTCTATCGGGAATGTATTCGTGTCGGCGGCGAATACGCTTCAGATCCAGTATGTGAATACTACTGCTGGTGCGATCACTCCGGCTAGCGAACAATACATTATTGGCGGAATGGCCTAATGCGTAATTTCCATCTCTTGGCAAGCGGTGTAGATGTTAATCCGCTTGTTCTCGCCATCAAACGTCGCCCTGAATTGTGGCAGGAGGATACGTTCCTTCGCCACTATCCGCAGGGCCCGTTTGGCGAGACGGAGACAATCATGCTTCGATTCCCGGAGAAAGTGGAAGGCCTCACCGAAGAGCAGATCGAGCTTTATAAGCAGAACCAGCTTGCGGGCTACGATCAGTACGAAGCAGTTGATTACCCGCCGTACAAGGTCCTCCATGAAGCTCGTCCTATCGTGATGAACCTGATGGCTCGTGTTGCTGGCGAACGTCTTGGGCGCGTGATGATTAACAAGATCGTGCCAGGCGGCCGTATCTTCGCGCATGCTGATACGCCGGAACAGACGTGTTACTACACCCGTTTCCATGTGGTGTTGCAGGGCCTGCCAGGCGCGATCCTGACGGCAGGTGATGAGCAAATCAGCATGACGACGGGCGACTGTTTCTGGTTCGATAACAGTCAGGTTCATGAGGTTGTCAATAACAGTTCCTCTGATCGGATCAGCATGGTAGTGGACATCAGGACTTCACGATGATTACTTTTGCGATCGAGCCATTCTCGCAGGTCTATGCCGAGCTGCTTCCGCTGCTTGAGCAGCACTACGGCGAGATCTCGAC